ATGAGGAGGGGACTTGGACGCCTAGCGATGTCAGCGGTACTGGATTATCTTTCTCAGTTGCACAAGGTTATTACACAAAAATTGGAAACGTAGTCACTGCTTTTTTTCGAGTTGACTACCCATCAACAGCAAGCGGAACACAAGCAAAAATTGGTGGGTTGCCGTTTTCGGTCAGGGCTGGTTATGACGGTGCAAATAGCGGAACATTTCTCAGGTATACCACGTACTCAAGCACCAATTTGTTTTTACCTCCGGGGAATAGCAGCAACGAAATGCCAGCGTTCTCTGCAGGTGGAGGCGCAGTATCAAACGCATCACTGTCTTTAAAACGTATTGATGCTGTTGTTGTTTACCAAACAGCTTAAAAGGAACAAACCATGTCACTCACAGAAACCAAAATCATCGATCAAATCACCGTCAACGAGAACGGCGCAGTCTTGTACCGTGAAGCAACTCGCATCCTCAAAGATGGTGAGCAAATCGCTCAAACATACCACCGCACTTCGTTGACTCCGGGTCAAGACCTCACAGGTCAACCAGCCAATGTAGTGGCAATATGCAATGCGGCATGGACAGCAGATGTAGTGTCGGCATACCAAGCACAAGTAGCGGCATCTCAACTAACGCCAGCATAATTGTAAAGCATTCACTCATCAACCCTGCTTCGGCAGGGTTTTTTATTACCCTTAATACTCTGTTTGACTAAATAGGCAATAAAATGAATAAGAGGTAACTAAAATCGCTGGATTCGCCGAAATTAATATTGAGCAAGGTGCATCATTCTCTACTGTTATTACAGTTAATGATTCTACCGGTGCTTATACAAATCTTACAAGTTACACTGCTGCAGCACAACTTCGTAAGTCATATTATTCTTCAACTGCAAATAATTTTACTGTAACAATCAGTAATGCGGCCAATGGTGAAATAACAATGGCTATGACCGCAGCCAATACTGCAAATCTAACTCCAGGAAGAGCAGTTTATGACCTCCTGATTACTAGTCCAACTAATGTCAAAACCAGAGTAGTTGAAGGTATTGTAACTATTCTTCCTTCTGTTACACGATAATGGCAACAACTGTAACTATTGTTAACAATGCAGCTACAACTGTATCGGTGAAGCCTGCAAACAAAACTTCTGCTTCTGTTAGTGTCGCACCATCGTCTAACATCTCATTGGGATCATTAACGAATGTTGATGTTGCAAATGTTTCAAATGGACAATCATTAGTTTTTAGTTCTGCAAATGGAAAATTTGAAGCAAGAACTTTGACTGCTGAAGCTATAGTCACTTCAATAGTAGGCGGTAGTTTCTAAAAAACTATACACATAAATAAACAATAAAATAACAAGATACCTATTCCAAAGGGCATAAAATGGCAAACACGGTGATACAACTAAAATATTCCGAAGGTACGGCAACACCTGCCTCGTTGAATGTTGCAGAACCAGCGTATTCTAATAACTCTAATAAGTTGTTTATTGGCCTTGCCGGTAATCAAGTTATTGCAATTGGTGGTAAATACTACACAGACCTAGTAGATGCCGCTACTGATGCAAATACAGTCTCTACGATTGTTAAAAGAGATGCATTAGGTATCTTCTCCGCAACAGCAGTTAAAGCATCTCTATTTGGTAATGCAAATACTGCAGCTGCATGGCAGACTGCACGAACAATTGGTGTCTCTGGTGATGCCAACGGTACAGTCTCAATTGACGGTTCTGCAAATGCAAACATTCCATTAACACTTGGTAACTCAGGTGTTACGGCAGGTGGTTATGGTTCTGTAACACAAATTCCAACATTCACAGTTGATTCGAAGGGTCGTATTACTGCGGCTGCGAATGTCTCAATCTCTACATCACTTTCAACTGCTGGTGATTCTGGCACAGATACAGTTGCTCTTGCTACTGACACATTGACATTCAAAGGTGGTGATGGTGTAACAACCAACATGGTTGCTGCAAACACAACCTTGATGATTGATGTTGATAATACAGTTATTAGAACATCTGGTAGTCAAACAATTTCTGGTGATTTGGCAGTTACAGGTAATCTGGTTGTTTCAGGCAATACAATCACACAAGATGTTGAAACAATTATTGTTCAAGATTCTTTAGTTAAGTATGCGGCCAATAATGCTGCCGATTCTCTTGATATTGGTTTCTATGGTCAATATACATCTGCTGGAACAAAATATGCAACATTCTTTAGAGATGCATCCGATTCTGGCAAGTTCAAACTTTTAGTAGATGGCACAACAGAACCGAGTGCGGCTAATACAGTCACCACAGCAGGATTTACAACTGGTACATTGATTGCAAATATTGAAGGTGGTACAGTTTCAGGTCTGTCTTCTGATATTGCAGTTGCAGATGGTGGTACTGGTGCAGGAACATTTACTGCTGGTGCAATTCTTATTGGTAATGGCACAAGTGCATTACAGACTCTTGCAAATAGCACTTACACTTTAACTGGTGGTCTTGCTGCTGCGAATACCATTTCGTCACTTACAGTCGATGCATATGGAAGAGTAACGGCTGCTACAGGTTCTGCGATTGCAATTGATACTGCTCAAATTACTTCTGGTACATTATCACTTGCAAGAGGCGGTACTAATCAAACATCATACACAGCAGGTCAAAGACTTGTTTATGATGGCACAAGTCTTTCATCACAAGCAAATACATCAACAACTGTAACTGGTGGTTTTGCGGCCGCTAATACAATCACTTCTCTGACTTTTAACAGTTATGGTGAAGTTTCAGCAGTTACTGGTGCAGCCATTGCGATTGATACATCACAGTTAACTTCTGGTACAATTGCTGATACAAGATTAGTATCTGTAGGCACTCCTGGCACATATGCAAACGCTTCTCATGTTCCAGTAATCACAACCGATTCAAAAGGTCGTGTAACTGCCGTAACTAATACTGCTATTGCAATTGCGGCCTCACAAGTTACATCAGGTTCATTCTCAGTATCACAAGGCGGTACAGGTGTTTCATCATTTACTGCTAATAGTGTTCTCATCTCTGGTGCAACATCTACCTCTGCTGTTGTGTCTCTCAATTCATCAACTGAAGGTCATGTGTTACAAGTTAGTTCTGCTGGTGTCCCAGTATTTGCTTTCCTTAACGGTGGAAGTTTCTAAAAATATTATGAAAGGAATATATTATGTCCGATGCAAATTTTATCAATGCCTATAATGAGGTAATATTAGAAAATTTAAATGCAATAATGAAACAGAATTTTATGTTTCAAACGCAAATGAAATTTTTAGAAGAACGTGTAAGTACGATTCCTGCACTTGAAGAAAAAGGCAAGTTATACGATTCTGTTGTTAATGAAAAGTCAGAATTACAAAATAAGATTTCATCTTTAATTTCTGAAAATGAAAATAAAGATAACATCATTAAGAATTCAAATAATAGTGATGCTGATAAACATCGTCTGCAAACGGCATTGAATGAACAAGCAAAAGAACTTAAAAGACTGAGCAATAAAGTTACCAATGTTGAAAAAGATATTGTTGATAAAAACTATTACATCAAACAGTTAGAAGACATGTTACCAAATTCAAAAAGAAAAAAACTAGGTTTAGAAATAATTGAATCCATCAAAGAAGAAGTTGAAGAAGTAAAATCTACTGAGAAAGTTTCTGTAAAAGAAGATAATGTTATTTTGAAAGTTGAGTCGGCCGGCGGAACTTTCTAAGCATGGCAAATACAGTCATTGCAGTCCGTTCTTCGGGTACAGCGGCCGCTACTCCTTCTTTAGGTGTTATTGCTAATGGTGAGATTGCTCTCAATTTTGCCGATGGTATAATTTACTATAAGACTTCATCGAACACTCTTGGTTCGATTAGGACAACGCAGCCTGCCGGACTTACAACAGAAGTTCAATACAATGACGCAGGTTCTTTTGGCGCTAATGCCAACTTCACATTCAACAAAACGATTGCAACACTTAATGTAAAAAACATTAATGTATCGACAAACTTAACCACAGTAAATTTAACTGCAACAAGTATCACAACCGGTTCTGGTGTTGGTGGTATTATTGCAGGTGCGAATGTAATATACTCAAATATATTTGTTGCTAATAGCACCACAACTTCAACATCAAATTCAACTGGTGCCATTATTTCAAATGGTGGTATAGGTGTTAAAGGCAATGTTTCCGCTAATGGTATTATTTTTGATGACGGCACAAGACAAACAACTGCTGCATCTGGTGGCGCATCAATTGGTGATGTGCTGGCACTTTCGATTGCATTAGGATAAAGGAATAAATATACCACTATGTCTAAACCAACCACACGAGCTCAATTTAAAGATTACTGTCTCAGAAGACTTGGCCATCCTGTTATTCAAATTAATGTGGATGATGACCAAGTATCCGATAGAGTAGATGACGCACTTCAATTTTTTGAAGATTACCACTTTGATGGTACTGAAAAAATCTTTATGAAACATCAATTCACACAAGCTGATATTGATCGTAGATATATTAATTGCCCTGATCCTGTAATTTTTGTCACAGGTATTTTTCCGTTTGATGATTCTAACTCATCTGTTAATATGTTTGATTTGCGTTATCAATTACGCCTGCATGACCTTTATGACTTTACATCTGTATCTTATGTGTCATATGAAATTACAATGCAACACATTCGCACCTTGAATCTATTGTTTTCTGGCACACCTCAGTTTAGATTTAATCGTAAACAAAACAAAATCTTCCTTGATATTGATTGGGAACGTGATGCACAGTTAGGAAAATATGTTATTGTTGAGTGTTATCGTGCATTGCGTCCCGACACAGTTACGTTGACAGGCACATTAACTGGTACAACAAGTAATACAACCATGGCTGGAACATCAACAATATTTGACCAAGAAGTGATTGAAAATGATATCATTACATTATCGGATGGCCAAGATGTTCAGATTCGTAAAATTAATTCACCAACAGAAATTGTTCTTGCAAATAATTTAACATCAAATGTGTCTTCAGTTACAATGACTAAAGTAGGAATTTCAGATGTTTGGAACGATAAGTTTCTAAAGAGATATGGTACTGCATTGATTAAGTATCAATGGGGTTCTAATCTTTCCAAGTTTGCAGGTATTCAAATGCCTGGTGGTGTTACATTGGATGGTCCAAGAATCATGCAAGAAGCAAAAGACGAAATGGACAAATTAGAAGAAGAAATATACAACTTCAATAGTTTACCTAGTGAAATATTTACTGGTTAAAAATGTCTACCAACTTCTATTTCAATAATTTTCCAGCCAATCAAATAACTAGTGAGCAATTACTGGTTGAAGATTTGGTTATTGAAGCCATGCAAATTCATGGTATGGACGTATTTTATCTACCAAGAACTAGCCGTGATTCAGTAGATATGTTATATGGTGAAGACACACTAAAAACATATACAACAGCCTATCCTTTAGAAATGTACCTTGAGAATGTTACAGGTATGGATGGTGAAGGTGATTTCATTTCTAAATTTGGTTTGGAAATTAGAGATGAACTTACCTTATTAGTATCTCGCCGTAGATTCAAATATACAACTGGTGCATCAAACTTAATTCGACCAAGAGAAGGTGATTTAATTTATGTACCTTTGGTACAAAACTTTTTTGAAATTACATTCGTAGAACATGAAAACGACCAAGCAATGTTTTACACATTAGGCCGTGGTCGTGGTGGTAATGTATATGTGTATGCATTGAAGATGAAACAGTTTGTGTTTTCAGAAGAAGTTATTAGTACTGGTGTTGATGAAATTGATGAACAAATTCGTGACTCATATAAGAGAACTCAACTTTCACTATTGGCTGGAGGTTCAGGCACATTTGTTGCAGATGAAATTGTTTATCAAGGCACTAGTTTAGCAAATGCAACATTTCAATCAATTGTTTATTCTTGGACAGCATCAACAAGAAAACTGGATGTCATTCGCACAATTGGAACATATGCTAATAATGCAAATACAATAGGTGTAACAAGTGGTGCAATTTGGGTATCTTCTGGTACTGCAAACACTTCATATGCTGATAATAATGCATTTGAAGATATCATTGACAATTTTAGAATTGAAACTGAATCAGATTCTATAATTGACTTTACGGAAACTAACCCGTTCGGCGAGGCTTAATTATGCTTGGTAATGCACATTTTTATAACCGCACAATAAGAAAAATTGTTGTTGCATTTGGTACAGTTTTTAATGATATTTTTTTAATACGATATACCAAAGACGGCTTGACTGCAAAAGAAACTTTTAAAGTTCCTTTGAATTGGGGAGCAAAAGAAAAATATATCACAAGAATAAATGCTGATCCCGATTTAACTAAGTCAATTGCAACAACTGTTCCACGAATTTCATTTGAGATGACAGGAATGAGTTATGATTCAAGCCGAAAATTACCATCAACAATGCGTAACTTTTCTGCCAACAATGCGACCTCTATAAAGACACAATTCGTTCCTGTGCCATATAATTTTGATTTTAGTTTATCCATTTATGTAAGAAACACAGAAGACGGCACTCAAATATTAGAACAAATTTTACCATTTTTTACACCAGACTTTAGTGTGACTGTAGATTTTATTCCTGATTTAGATCCAAAATATGATATGCCTATCATATTGAATTCGGTTTCAAATGAGGTGGATTATGAAGGCGATATGATGTCTACTCGTCTTATTATTTGGAACTTAGAGTTTACGGCAAAAGGACATATTTGGCCACCAGTTAAAACTAATAAAGTTATTACCATAGCCAACACAAATACATTTATTCAACCAATTGATACAATTGAACAAAAAGTGTATGTTGACTTTGCAAATGGTGTTGGTAGATTTTCTGACTCGGAAACAGTAAGAGTTACCACTAGAGATGTATTCGGCACTGTTTCGTATTTTAGTAATTCAAATAATGGTATTTTAATTGTTAAATCTCTTAATGATTACCTTGAAGTGGGTAATGTTGTTCGTGGTGATTTTTCTGGTGCAACATATACAATTTCTACAACAGATAAAACACCTTTAGTGCTTCAAACAATCACTACAAGACCTAATCCAATAAATGCAGAACCGGATGATGAATTTGGATTTTCTGAAACCATAACTGACGGGCCTGCATCATAATGAATAAATTGAATCAAACACTATCAGAGGTTCTTGATGTTGAGCCTATTAAATATACTTCATCTGAAATTATTGAAACAAAAACTCCAATTGAAGATGATGCAGATTTTGCACGTTCAAATATTCGTGACTTAATTCAAAAAGGCAATGTTGCAATTGATAATCTCCTTCAAGTTGCCAATGCATCAGAACATCCAAGAGCTTATGAAGTTGCCGCAGGACTCATTAAAAATCTAGGTGATCTAAACAAAGATTTAATGGAAATTCAAAAACGCAAAAGAGATTTAGATCCAACACAATCAAAAAATAATTCAACGACAAATATAGATAAGGCTGTTTTTGTTGGATCAACAACCGACTTAGTTAAGTTTTTAAAGAACAATAAATAGGATTATTATGGAACAACTCATACAACAACTTAAAGTAATTTTAGGTACAAACTTTGCCTTGTATCTAAAGGCGCATAACTATCATTGGAATATTGAAGGTTCTAATTTTCCTCAATACCATGATTTTCTAAACAATTTTTATACTGAAGTATTTGCACAAACTGATTTGATTGCAGAACACGTAAGATATTTGAATTCTTATGTGCCAGGTTCTATGGAAAGATTTTTAGAATTGGCAGATATTGAAGAAGCAGTAGATATTATTCCTTCTGCGTTATCTATGATGACACAATTAAAATCTGATAATGACCGATACATTATTCACCTTCGTGCAGGCATTGTTGCAGCAGAACAAGCAAATGAACCAGCAGTTTCTAATTTTCTTCAAGAACTTTTAGGCGCTCATCAGAAGAAATCTTGGATGCTTCGCAGTATAATTAAATAATATGATAGATGCCGGTGGTTATAATGGTAATGCAAGTCTAAAACGATTAGGTGTAGAAATATCCTATACCGAAGAACAGATTACAGAGATTGTAAAGTGTTCTGAAGACCCAATTTATTTTATTAAAAATTATGTGAAAATTGTTAACGTAGACCAAGGTCTTGTTTCATTTGATATGTGGCCATTCCAAGAGGATATGGTGAACACATTTCACAATAATCGTTTTTGTATCGCAAAAATGCCACGACAAGTTGGTAAAACAACTACAACCGTTGGTTATATGCTCTGGTCAATATTGTTTAACATTGATTATAAGGTTGCAATTCTTGCTAACAAAGGAGCTCTTGCTCGTGAGATTTTAGGTCGCCTTCAATATGCATATGAATATCTTCCTCTTTGGTTACAACAAGGTATCAAAGTTTGGAACAAAGGTAATATTGAACTTGAAAATGGCTCAATGATTTGGGCATATGCAACTTCGGCATCTGGTGTTCGTGGTGGTACATATAACTTAATTTTTCTTGATGAGTTTGCTTTCGTTCCGCACAACATGGCACAAGAGTTTTTTCAATCAACATATCCCGTTATATCATCAGGTAAAACCACAAAAGTTATTATGGTTTCAACACCAAATGGACTCAACATGTTTTATAAGATGTGGGTTGATGCAATTGAAGGACGTTCTACTTACAAAACACTTGAAGTTCATTGGTCACAAGTACCTGGTCGTGATGAGGTTTGGAAAAATGAAACAATACGAAACACATCTGAAGAACAATTTAGGCAAGAATTTGAAACAGAATTTATTGGGTCATCGGCAACTCTTATCTCAGGTGCCAAACTACGCAGTTTAGCCTTTCATAATCCTATATCTTCAATTGACGGTTTTGATATATATGAAGAACCCATTAAAGATCACCTGTACATAGTTACAGTAGATTGTGCAGAGGGCGTTGAACAAGACTATTCAACAATTAATGTATTAGACGTATCACAAACACCATATAGACAAGTTGCAAAGTATCGCAATAATAAACTACCTTTGTTATTTTTCCCAACTGTAATTTATTCAATTGGAAAAAAATACAATGAAGCATATGCTTTGATTGAAACAAACAATATTGGCCAACAGGTGGTTGATATTTTACACTATGATTTAGAATACGAAAACATCTACAAACTAGAACATCATCACATTAAAGGCCAAAGTATCTCTGGAGGATTCAAAAGGTCTGCATCTTTTGGTCTTAAAACAACAAAATCAGTCAAAAAGATTGGTTGCGCCAACTTGAAAACTCTTGTTGAAAACAATAAATTGATTATTAATGATTTTGACACTATTGCCGAAATGAACACATTTGTGCGTGTTCGTGACAGTTATGCAGCAGAAGAGGGAAATAATGATGATTTAGTGATGGGATTAGTTATTTTTTCATGGCTAACAGCACAAACATTTTTCAAAGACAGCACCAATATTGATGTACGAAAATTAATGCTAGCAGAACAAAATATGTTGGTAGACGAAGACTTGGCACCTGTAGGCATTTTTGATAATGGTCTTAAAGAAGAAATTACGATTGACAGTAGTAATGGAGATGTTTGGTCAGCAAGAGGTTATCCCTCTTCTCTAAATTTCTAAATAACTAAATACACTATAAAGAAATATTGACTCACAACTAAAGGAGAAATCCAATGGCATTTCAGCTATCACCTGGAGTAAATGTATCAGAAATTGATCTGACTACAATTGTTCCTTCCGTCGCCACTTCAATTGGCGCATTTGCAGGGCCATTTGCATGGGGCCCAATTGGTCAAGTTATTACAATATCTGATGAAGTTCGACTTGCCGGTGAATTCGGTAATCCAAATTCAACAAATTATGAATATTGGTTCTCGGCCGCAAACTTTCTTGCATACACATCCAATCTAAAAATTGTTCGTGCTGCAAATACAGCATCAACAAGAAACGCAACCGCAAATGGTACTGCGGTTTTAATTAAAAACGAAGATGATTATGAGGATAATCATTCAAGCGGTGCGGCCGGTGCATATAACGGGTTTGCAGCTCGTTACGCAGGAGTAATAGGAGACACACTAAAAATATCTATGTGTGATGCAAACACATATACAGGTTGGGCATTCGCCTCACAATTTACATCTGCACCTTCTACTTCCACTTATGTTACAAACAAAGGCGGCGCTAATGATGAAATTCACATCATTGTCGTTGACGAAGATGGTTTATTCTCTGGTACAAGAGGCACAGTTCTTGAAAAGTTTCCATTTGTATCTAAGGCTTCTGATGGAAAAGATGATTCTGGAAACTCAAACTTCTATAAAAACGTATTAGAAAACCAATCAGAATACATTTATTGGATGTCACATCCTGCTGCAGCTAACGTAGCAGGTGGTCCGGCAAGTAACGTAGCTTGGGGTGCAGCTGCAACTGCACTACCTTATCAAGTTTTAGTTGCCAATACAACAGTATCACTATCTGGTGGTGCAGACGGAACTATTACCACTGCAAACGTAGTTACCGCATACGATTTCTTTGACAACGGAGATGCAGTTGATATATCTTTAGTTGTGTCTGGTCCTGCTAACGCAACGATTATAACAGATTTAGTTTCAATGGCAGAAAGCCGCAAAGATTGTGTGGTATTTGTATCACCAGAAAAAGCAGATTGCGTTGATAATGCAGGAAACGAAACAACAGATATTGTTGCCTATCGTAATACACTTACAAGTTCCTCATATGCTTTCATGGATTCTGGTTGGAAATATCAGTATGACAAGTATAACGATGTATATCGTTGGGTACCATTGAATGGAGATATTGCAGGTCTATGTGCAAGAACAGACCTTGAAAGAGATGCATGGTTCTCACCTGGTGGTTTGAATCGCGGTATCATTAAAAATGTTATCAAACTTGCATGGAATCCAACAAAAACAAATCGTGATGATTTGTACACAAAAGGTGTAAATCCAGTTGTTTCATTCCAAGGCGAAGGCACGGTTCTGTTTGGTGATAAAACTTTACAATCTAAACCATCAGCATTTGACCGTGTTAATGTTCGTAGGTTGTTTATTGTATTAGAGAAGACAATTGCTCGTGCAGCTCGCTTCTCGTTGTTTGAATTCAACGATCAATTCACAAGAGCACAATTTGTTGCACTTGTAGAACCTTTCTTGCGTGATGTACAAGGTCGCCGTGGTATTACTGACTTCCGTGTTGTGTGTGATGAAACTAACAATACAGGTCAAGTCATTGATTCTAACCAGTTTATTGGTGACATTTATATCAAACCTGCTCGTTCAATCAACTTTATTCAACTTAACTTTGTTGCAGTACGCACTGGCGTATCGTTTGACGAAGTTGTTGGAAAGTTTTAATAAATAGAGAAACAGGAGAATAAAAAATGGCATTTAATGTAAACGACTTTAGATCACAAATGACAGGGGACGGTGCTCGTCCCAATCTGTTTGAAGTTTCTATGCCGTTCCCTGTGTTTTCTGCACCGGCGAACGCTCAAACAAAATTGACATTCATGTGTAAAACTGCTCAACTACCTGGTGCTACACTAGGTGTTGTACCAGTTCAATACTTTGGCCGAGAGTTAAAATTTGTTGGCAACAGAACATTTGCTGATTGGACAATTTCTATTATTAACGATGAAGACTTTATTATCCGTAATGCATTTGAAAGATGGATGAACGGTATTAATAGTCACAATCTTAATGTTCGTAATCCATTAGCAAATGCACCACTAGGATATTCCGTTGATGGTGATGTTACGCAATTTGGTAAACAAGGTAACACTTTAAAGAAGTATAAATTTGTTGGTTTATTTCCAACAGACATTTCTGCAATTGATGTTGATTGGGGTTCAAATGATACGATTGAAGAATTTACCGTATCACTCTCCTATCAATGGTGGGAAGCTTTAGAATACGGTGTTGTGTAAAAGAAAGGCTTCGGCCTTTCTTAATTTTTATAGAATGGAGGCACTAAAATCGCCGTAAAATTATTTGGCTTTACCTTAGGTAAAAAAGACATTGTTCAGGCTCAAGCTCCTGAGCAACCATCATTTGCACTCCCAACGGAGTCAATGGATGATGGTGCAGTAACGATAACGCAAAATGCACATTATGGTACATATGTTGATTTAGATGGTTCTGTTCGCAATGAAATAGAATTGATCACACGATACCGTGAAATGGCAAATCACCCCGAATTAGAAATGGCTATTGATGATATTGTCAATGAAGCCATTACACATGATGTTACGGGTCGTACTGTAAATATTGTTACAGACAATCTTAAACAACCTGAAACAATCAAAAAGAAAATACACGAAGAATTTGAAAACGTTTTAAAAATGTTAAACTTCGGTAATTTGGCAGATGACCTTTTCAAAAGATGGTATATTGATGGACGTATTTACTATCATGTTGTGGTAAATGAATCCAAACCAAAAGAAGGTATTCAAGAATTACGTTACATTGATCCAAGAAAGATTCGTAAGGTTCGTGAGGTTAAAAAAGATAGAGACCCAAAAACTGGTGCTCAAATTGTTGCGTCTATTGCCGAATATTATGTGTATAATGATAGAGGAACAGTAACTCAAACATATACAAGTAATGTTAATGCAGGTATAAGAATTGCACCAGAGTCCATTATTAATGTAAACTCTGGTTTGATGGATGCAAAAAATACTTTTGTAATTTCGTATATACACAAAGCGATTAAACCACTTAATCAGTTGCGTATGATTGAAGATGCGATAGTTATCTATCGACTTTCAAGAGCACCTGAACGCCGTATATTTTACATTGACGTTGGCAATTTACCAAAAGGTAAAGCTGAACAATATCTAAAAGATATTATGACCAAGTATCGTAACAAAATGGTTTACGATGCAAGTACAGGTGAGTTGCGTGATGACCGCAAACACATGTCTATGCTAGAAGACTTTTGGTTGCCACGCCGTGAGGGTGGTAAAGGTACAGAGATTACTACATTACCTGCAGGCCAAAATCTCGGTGAGTTAGAAGATGTCAAGTATTTTAGACAGAAACTATTAAACGCATTAAATGTGCCAATCTCTCGTTTAGAACCACAACAAGGTGGTATGATTGGTATTGGCCGCACAACTGAAGTTACAAGAGATGAAGTTAAGTTTACAAAGTTTATCATTAGACTGCGTAATAAGTTTTCTCAAATATTTGATCATGCATTGAGGATTCAACTTGTTCTAAAGGGTATTTGTACCTTAGAAGAATGGGACAGTTTCAAAGAAGATATCTATTACAATTACATGAAGGATAACAACTTCACCGAAATGCGTGATGCTGAAATTCTTCGTGAAAGATTAGGTGCATTGCAAACTGTTGACCCATATATTGGTAGATATTATTCTATGGAATGGGTTCAGAAAAATGTTCTGCAAATGGACAAAGAAACTATTGCCGAGATGAAGAAACAAATTGCAAAAGAAGAAGCAAACGGTTCTGGTGGTCCAACAACACCACAAGAAGAACAACAAGCTAGTGCAGAAGAAAGTTCTCCGGTAGATAACACACAAGATGATGCAACAAATGAATCAATGACTCCACAGCTAGATGCTGATGTAGAAAAATATGCATCTCTACTAAATAAGCGATAATATAAAAAGGAACAACTATGTCAACAACACAATTTATAGACGAATTGGCCGCAGGTAATGCATCTGTTGCCAAAGATATGTTAAACGATATGCTTTCTGCTCGTGCGTTTGAAGCACTAGAAGGTCGCAAAATTCAAATTGCACAAAACATTTTTAATGGTAGTGAACAATCACAAGAAGTTGCCACAGAAGAATGATGAAATCTCTATTAGAATTTAAATCTATCGTTGAAGAAGAGAAATCAGACTATTCAAAGTTTGATACTCTGGTTCGTGCTGGTCTGGCCAATAAGGCACAGATGCAGCGTATTCACAAAATCTTAGATAAGATGAGTGAAGAAAAACCACAGTTCAACAATGCCGATAAAATGATTATTCAAAATCTCTTTAACAAGATGGTAGATTTAATTTCTAATAACAAAGCAATTAACATGCAGGCTCGCCGTGCTGTTAAAGAAGACATTGAAGAAAGTATATTAGATACTTCTGATTTTAAGGTTGGCCCATCCGGCAGAAAAGTTAGAGCACATAGAATAAAAATTGGTGATAAAGGTTATCAGGATCCAACAGTAGAAGAAAAATTATCTGAAGCACAAAGCAAAGATGGACCAACACCACCTTATGTTCTATTGTTAAAGAGAAAAGCGATTCGTTTGTATCCCGATGGGACTAAAATTGCCTTGTATTACAACAAACAAATCAACAAATATTTTTCTGTACCTTATGATACGCCTATTCAAGCTGCGGCCATTCAAGCTGAAGAAGTTGAACAGATTAATGAATTTCAAACAGCAGCAGATAAAGCAAAATTAAATATTGATAAAGTAAAAGAACAAAAAAGTAAAATGCAAGCTTTGAAAGCTATGGATAAAACTAGAGAATATGAGAGTAAAAGACTTGAAAAATATAAACAAACTATGCAACAACATAGAGAAAAATTGAAAGAAGAAGTTGAAATTACTGAAGCGGTAATGGATACATTACATAAGATAGTAGACAACAAATCTGCACAGTCGGTAAAGTTTGCTTCTGGTCAAACTCGTAAAGTTGACCACTATACCGCTTCAGCTTTAACGCAAGTTCACAGAGCATTAAATGATGAAAATAAGAAAAAGTTTGCTGACATGGTTCACAAGTCACCAGAACATTTTATGAAGGCATCTGATTTTGCTTTCAAACGTGCAAAATGAAATTTGTAGATTTATTGATAGAGAATAAATTAGACGAGGCAAAAGAAAGTTTATTTGCACATCTAAATAGTATAGTTGCAAAACGCCTTGAAGAAGCAAAGCGTTATGTTGTAGAAGATACATTTGAATTTGTTGAAGAGCTTCATGAAGCCACTAAACGTAATCCAAATATTATTAAGATGGGTAAAATCAATAAGATTCGCCGAAGAATTAGAAGGAATGCTAAAGGTAAGATTGTTGTTCAGAAAAATGTAAGGCGTTCTGGTATTAAAGGTTTTAGGATTTCAGGTAATACAATAAAACGTATACCTGCAACAGTTAGATTAAGAAAAGCAAGACTATTAAAGAGATCATGGAAAACAACAAGAAGAGCAAAATTACGCCGTTCATTAATGAAAAGAAAAATGAGTATGCGTAGACGTTCATCAATAGGATTAAGATAAAATGGCATTTGAAATAACAAACACACTTCGTTCAGCATCAATCATTAGAGTTGTTGATGCGGGTACAACTACGGTTTCTTTAGCCAACCTTTCAACAGGTGCTAATGAAACAATTACTGCTGCAAACATTCGCAAGGTTGCATGGTCAACAAATGGTAGTATTGCAATTGTTCGTAACTCTGTGCCAATTCTTGCTTTGCATAACACAGGTGTTATTCAGTTTGATGATTTGAATCATTCTGTTGCAAATAATAATACTCAGTCAATAGTTATTACAGTTACAACGGGCGGTTCTTTAGTAATGGAAGTTACCAAAGAAGCAACTTACACAACTGCACCAGGCGGATACTAATATGAAACTTATCAGAGAACATATTGAGTCTGTTAAGTATTTAACAGAAGCAACCGAAAACGGTAAAAAGAATCTTTATATTGAAGGTACTTTTTTAGTCGGTGACACCGTTAATAAAAACAATCGTATGTATAAAATGGACACTTTGCGTAATGAAGCAAAGAGATATACCGAAGAGTATATTAATACCAATCGTGCGTTAGGTGAGTTAGGCCACCCTGATACACCAACACTTAATCTAGAAAGAGTTTCACATAAAATTGTTTCTCTCAAAGAAGACGGAAATACATTTTATGGTAAGGCTCTTATTCTTGATACACCATATGGTCAAATCGTTAAAAATTTCATTGATAACGGAGTAAACTTAGGAGTTTCATCAAGAGCACTTGGTTCTGTAACCATGACAAAAGAGGGTTACAATCTTGTTCAGGATGATCTAAGATTGGCCACTGCGGCAGATATTGTTGCTGACCCATCTGCACCAGGTGCCTTTGTTAATGGTATCATGGAAAATAAAGAATGGATGTTTGTTGAAGGACGCTTTGTAGAAGCAAATTTTGACGATGCCAAAAAACAAATAACAAAAGCAACACCTAAACAAATAGAAGCGGTTGCTCTTAAATTGTTTGAAAATTACCTCAGAAAACTTTAATTTTATAAATAAGAAACGATAAGGAGATTCCTAATGTCACAAAACAAACTAATGGAAGCAGCTGCTGATATTCTCGCATCAAGCAAGAATAAAGGTGGTGCGCCAACAGAAAAAATGCAAGGTGCCGAAGTTGAAGATTTGGGTGGACCAACACCTCAAAATTCTAAACCAGATGACGACAGCAACAAAATCCATGCAGGAAAAGGTGCTAAGTCTGCCGTTGCGCCAACTACAAAGCCATCTGCTGCTTCCGCTAAAATGGAAGATGAAGAATTCGAAGGCGAAGTCATTGCTGAAAAAATGCATGATGATGAAGCTGAAGATAAAGCAATGATGAAGAAAATGAAGATGAAAGAAAAGATGAAAGAGGATGTTGACGCTCTCTTTGCTGACGATTCCACCATCTCAGAAGAATTCAAATCTAAAGTTTCTACAATTTTTGAAGCTCGTGTTGAAGACCGTGTAACACAAATTGAAGAAGAAATTGAAACACGTTATGCAGGCATGCTTGAAGAAGCAGTCGAATCAGTTAAAGCTGACCTTACAGAAAAGGTTGACGATTATCTTTCATATGTTGTTGAACAATGGATGGAGGAAAACCAAATCGCAATCGAATCAGGTCTTCGTGCTGAATTGACAGAAGACTTCATTGGTGGTTTGCGTAACCTATTTGCAGAACACTACATTGATGTTCCTGCTGAAAAAGTCGACCTCGTTGACGAACTTGCTGGTAAAGTTGAAGAACTTGAAAGCAAACTCAATGAAGAAATCGAGCGTGGTATGTCATATGCTAAGGCATTAGTAGAATCACGCAAGAGTGAAGTTGCTCGTGAAGTTGCGGAAGGTCTCACAGATACTCAGGCTGAAAAAATCAAATCACTCGCAGAGAGTGTAGAATTCTCCACAGAGGACGAATACAAATCAAAGCTTGAAACAATTCGTGAAAACTATTTCCCATCAGGTGTCAAAAAGGCAACTGAAGATCAATTGAACGAACAAGTAGAAGATACAGAAGAAAAGAAAGTCATTCATGACCCATTCGTTGCTGCAGTATCTCAAGCAATTTCTAAAACAAAATTTTAATTAGTAAACTCTAGGAGATAAAAAAATGTATTTGTCCGAATCATTACAAAAAAAATGGGAAGGTGTACTGGACCATCCAGACCTTCCAAAAATCACTGACCCTTATAAAAAGGCAGTAACAGCAGTTATCTTGGAAAACCAAGCAACTGAAATGCAAAAATCAGGAATGATGACTGAAGCATCGCCTACCAATTCTTCTGGTAACGGTGGTTTCACTACAGGCGCTGCCGCTGGTGGTCCAGTTGCCGGTTTTGATCCAATTCTTATCAGTTTGGTTCGCCGTTCACTACCTAACTTGATTGCATACGATATCTGCGGTGTACAACCAATGACAGGCCCAACAGGTTTGATTTTCGCAATGCGTTCAATGTATGGCACTGATCGTGATCCTGCAACTGGTGTAGAAGCCTTCTTCAATGAAGCTAACACAGGTTTTGCTGGTATCGGTACCGCTCAAACTACATTGGCAGTTGGTGCTGCTGCAGCTAACACATTTGTTGGTAATGCTGCTGCAGTTCTTGGCTACTCTACCGCTAACGGCGAAGATAATCCTTTCCGTGAAATGGGTTTCTCAATTGAGAAAGTTACTGTAACAGCAAACACTCGTGCGCTGAAAGCAGAATACTCAATGGAACTCGCACAAGACTTGAAAGCAGTTCATGGTCTTGATGCTGAAACCGAATTGAGCAACATTCTTTCTGCTGAAATTCTTGCAGAAATTAACCGTGAAGTTGTTCGTACAATCTACGGCACTGCTGTAACAGGCGCACAAATCGGCACCACAACTGCTGGTACTTTTGACCTTGACACCGATTCTAACGGTCGTTGGATGGTTGAAAAAGTTAAAGGACTTGCTTTCCAAATTGAACGTGAAGCTAATGCGATTGCAAAAGCAACTCGTCGTGGTAAAGGTAACATCCTTATTTGCTCTTCAGATGTTGCATCTGCATTGGCAATGGCTGGTATTCTTGATTACAACTCTGCATTGCAAGGTCAAGTTTCTTTGACTGTTGACGATACAGGCAGTACCTTTGCAGGTACATTGTTCGGTCGTGTTAAAGTGTATATTGATCCATATTTCACCGCAACCGGTACATCCGAGTTTGCAGTTGTTGGATACAAAGGTACAAATGCCTATGACGCTGGTCTGTTCTATTGCCCATACGTTCCATTACAAATGGTTCGTGCAGTTGATACAACTACTTTCCAACCAAAAATTGGATTTAAGACTCGTTACGGTATGGTTGCAAATCCGTTTGCACAAGGTACTACACAAGGTCTTGGCGCTCGCACAGTATTGGTTAACAATTACTATCGTGCGTTCAAAGTGAAAAATATTATGTAATCTAAACCCCGCTAAGAGGGTATTTAAAGAGGCACTTCGGTGCCTCTTTTTTTGTTTATAAATAAGCATATGACTGCACTCACAAGAAACCCAACAAATCCTAATATACTTCAGCCAAATAAATTCACATTGAATTTTGCAAGGGCTCCAAGTGTGCAATACTTCTGTCAATCGGTAAGTGTTCCTGGTATTGCATTATCAGAAGTTCCACAAAATAACCCATTCGTAGATGTTTATCTTCCTGGTGAAAAAGCCATTTACGATATATTCAATGTTACCTTTTTAATTGATGAAGAGTTGTCTGCATGGAAAGAAATACACGATTGGATTCGTGCAATGACATTTCCATTTGAATTTGCCGAATATAAAAGTTTGGGTCAATTGAATAGAATATCTGGTGCCACAGAAAAACCAAAACCTCAATACTCTGATGCATCACTAACAATACTATCATCATCCAATACACCGTATTACAAATTCAAATTTTATGATTGTTTCCCTACGACTGTATCGGCATTTGTTCTAAGTGCTACCGATAGCCCTGATACCACGATGAGTGCCGATGCCACATTCAGGTACAGTTATTACGATATTGAAAAATTGTTTTAATAAGCTTGACAAATAGTCCTAAATAGTGTATCCTATGCAAATAGGAGGATTTATATTTTATGAAACAACTTGATGATTTGTTAGAAATGTGGCGTGTCGATTCTGTCATTGATAGAACAGAACCAGGCAAAGCACTAATCAACATACCCCAACTTCACAGCAAGTATTTGAATATACTTTCAAGGCATCGTTTGCTCTCAAAAGAAGCCGAGTTCAAATACAATAAAATGAAGAAGTTGAAATGGGAATATTATACTGGTAAATTAGACAAAGACCAACTTGAGAAACACGGATGGGAACCATTTCCATTTGTATTGAAATCTGAACTTACTACATACTTAGAGAGTGATGATGATATCAACAAACATATCGCTCAAAAAATATTACATGATGAGATTGTGGAAGTATGTTCAAGTATATTAAAAGAATTACACAGCAGAACTTTCCAGTTAAGGTCATTCATAGATTTTGAAAAGTTTATTAGTGGTGTCTGATTTAATTCTACATAAAAAAGATGAAGCGTTTATTCAGTTTGAGTGTGACCGAAATGTTGCACAAGAACTGAGTGATTTCTTTTGCTTTTTCGTTCCAGGTTTTCAATTTACACCTGCATACAAATCAAGAATGTGGGATGGTCGCATA